TCTCCGCACTTTATCGGGCGCATTGATGCGGGCTGGCAAGCTACTGCGAAGTGATCGCTACGCTGGGAATAATCCGGCCGTGCCGGTTCTCCATCGGCCTTAAGGAGGCATCATGACTATCACTGTTCTCTCCGGTACTTCTGGGGCGCTTTATTACAAGCCCGCCGGCACTCTTGGCAACTTCCGTCCTGCAAACGTCACCACCGCTACTGGCGAAATGGTGGTTGACACCTATCTGAATCTGAAAGTTGGCGATCCTGTCAAATTCAGTGTTGTGAATACTCAGACTGGTGGCAGCGGCACCGGTACGCTTCCAGCTGGTATCACTGCTGGCACGACCTATTACGTGATCCTTTACACACCTGCCACTGGCGTTCTGAAGGTCTCCGCAACTCTTGGTGGCACCTCTGTGACCCTGACCACCACGGGTACTGCAGCGGCACCTAACGCCTTCCAGGTGGAGTATAACGACTACGCACCAGTTGGCACCGTACGCGACTGGAGCTTTGAGATCAGCCGCAGCGAAATTGATGTGACCACTATTGGTCAAACGCCCGGTCAGTACGCTCCTTTCCGCAATTACATCGTTGGTTTTGCGGATGGCAATGGCTCGGCGAACATCTACTTCACTGATGAAGATGCAGCCCTGAGCAATCGCATGATTGAAGACGTGCTGCAACGCAAGCAGGCTGGTTGCGCTTTCCGGCTTTACATGGATCGCGTTGTGAGTGCTGGCGTGGTTGATGAAACCAAGTCTCGTTCTATCTCGATGGATGCCGTTCTGACCAGTGCTTCGATGAACGTGAATCCTGATGACGCTCAAAGCGTTGCCGTGAACTTCCGTCCTGCTGCCTCTGTTGCGTTCGACTTCCTGCAGAGCTGAGCGCTTACATAGTCAACTGCCCCGCTTCGGCGGGGCTTTTCTTTTGTCATTAACTTTTTCGCCATGCCTACTTCAGTCACTCACGGCACACTTGCTGATGGTTCGCTTGAAGAAATCAATGCTACACCTGAAGGACGCCTAGAAGTTGATGCAGATTTTTCTGGACTGCAATCAGACGCCTTTGATCGCCTTCGCGTATCTTTTCCATTTACGCTTTTTGATTCCTCGCATCGCTTCTCAGATAACGGATTTTGGGCGACATCTACAACCTCCAGTGGAACGGCAACTTTTAACTCAAATCAGGGACTTGTCGATCTTGCGGTAACAGCTGCTTCGGGCTCTGAGGTCCTGCGCGAGACAAAGCGAGTATTTGCCTATCAGCCAGGCAAGTCTCTGTTTGTGATGTCAACTTTTGTCTTTGCTGCCGCGAAGACAAATTTGCGACAGCGAGTTGGATACTTTGGAGTTGACAACGGACTTTATGTTGAGCTTGATGGGACAACGCTTAATCTTGTTCTTCGCTCGCGTGTTTCTGGTTCAGTCGTAAATACTGTTGTTCCTCAGTCTGCCTGGAATCAAGACACACTTATCGGATCTGGCAAATCTGGAAAAACACTTGATCTAACAAAAGTTCAGTTTTTCTGGATGGATTTTGAATGGTTAGGAGCAGGAAGCGTTCGCGCTGGATTCTTAATTGATGGCAAATTTATCCATTGTCACTCCTTCCATCACGCCAATATTATTACGTCTACTTACATGACGACGGCCTGCTTGCCGTTGCGATACGAAATTACAAATACCGGCGCAACTTCTGGGGCGAGCACGCTGAAGCAGATCTGCTCTACCGTTCTCTCCGAGGGTGGCTATGAACTTCGGGGCGTTTCAGAAAGCATTGGTACGCCAATCAATTCCGCCTATGCACTAGCAACAGCTGGAACGTATTATCCACTCATTTCAATTCGCCTTAAGTCAACACGACTTGATGCAGTTGTCGTTCCCACTGCTGGTTCTATTCTTGGCACTGGCAATGGGCTAAATTATTGTTGGCGCGTTTATGAAGGTGCAACAATTACGGGTGGGACGTGGACGAGTGCTGGCACTGACTCATCCGTTGAGTACAATACAACTGGAACTGCAATTTCTAGTGGTCGAGTTGCAGCGCGTGGTTATTTTTCTGCGTCGAATCAATCCACGCAATCTGCAAATATTGTAAAACAAATGCTATTTTCCCTTCAGCTACAGCGTAATTCATTTACGCCAGACGCTGAAACTATTACACTCGCCCTTTCGTCTGATACGGCAACAACTACAGCATTTGCTAGCTTTGACTGGAGCGAGATTACACGCTGACGATTCTTGGTCAGCTCATTGTTCTTTTGCCATTCGTGGTTTAGAGTTTGGGCTGACCATCTTCTTTTTATGGCCGCCACTCAAGTCCCCTCCGCTACTGGTCCCATGCGTGCGATTGATCTTCTTCGCAAGGCCGCAAACTTTGAACCAATTCGCCAGGAAATCACACTGACTGACGGTTCTGAGTTTGTGTTTTATGTGAAGCCGCTGAACGCTGCTGAGCGCGAAAAGGCTCAAAAGGATGGGGGCGATAGCAATGGCTTTGGGATGCAGCTTCTTGTGCAAAAAGCACTCGACGAGAATGGCGAGCGTCTTTTCAAGAATGGTGACATCCCTGCTCTTAAGCGTGAAATCTTCGACGAAGATCTGCAGAAACTGATTCTTGCAGTTCTTCGCCCGCATGGCGACAAGGATGACGAGGCAGACATGAAAAGCGCTGAAGAGTGAGTTTGAGAAAGATACTAGGCTTCAGTTCCAACTTTCGCTCGCAGAGACGCTGCATTGCACTTTATACGAACTGAAGTCTCGTATCACAGACGAAGAGATGATGCTCTGGTCGCTTCATTTCGAGCGAAAGAATGAACTCCATCAAAAAGAGATGGAGAAAATCAAGCGCGATTCCCGTCGTCGCTAGCCCTCAAGCCGCCTCTCGGGGCGGCTTTTCTGCTGCTGGCTAGACTGCGACTACTTCAGGTCGATCAAAGTGGCTAGCTACGACGCAGAAATCAATCTAATTGTTAGCGGTTTTAGGCAGATTCGTGAATTAGAAGATCGGCTGAATGGCATACAAAATACGATTGAAGAAATAAATGATTTAGGCGCCAATGCGGTAATGGGGCGTGTTACAGATATGAATAGCTACTCAAGAGTCTTAAAGTATCTTGAGTCAAGCAAAGCTGCTATGGCTGGTCAGGTTGCAGAGCAGCAAAGGGTAAATGCAACTACCCGCCAACAACTGTTACTTTATTCTCAGCTAAATCAGGAGCAAAGCCGTTTTCGCAGGAGAAGTTCAGCTTTTACTGAAGAATCTCGCGGTGTTCGTGAAACAAATTCACGAGTAATTGAGCTAACAACTCAGCTCCGATCCGCGCAGCGAGCATTTAGTCAGCTTTTTGCTGAAGCGGATATTCAGGGTGTTCGCACAATTAACTCGGAAATCAGTTCCCTGCTTGAGGAGTTACGCGAAATAAACCGAGTAGCAACTGGCGTCAAGAATGTTGGGGCAAATACCGGGCAGCTTCAGGCTCAAGCAGATAGATGGCAAATGGAGGTCAGGGCGCTTCGACAGAGGGCGTCGCTTTTGTCTGAAAACGAAGAAATACTTGCACGTTTGCTTACGGCAGAAAGAAATTTGATTGAGCTAAGAAATGCTGATATGACGTTCAGGGAGGATGCGAATGTTCGCCTAGGAAGACAGGAGCTAGCGAATGCAGCCTTTTTAATCAAAACAGAAGAGGATCTTGCTAACAGAAGAAGAAGAGACGCTAGCGACTACGAAAGACAACTTCAAAAGCAAACGCAAGCAATACAGCAACAAGCGAAGCAGTTTGGCTCATTGCTGAAAGAGGCGGGAAAGGCATCGTCCGCCATTTTCAATGCTGTCACTTTTGACAGGGGACCACAAATTGCAAAAGGCGCAAAAAATGCAGCAATTAGAGGAGGCGTTGGGCTAGGAGCGCTTGGCCTAGGTAGTGCATACATGGCAACTCAGCAAGCGCTTGGGAACATTGACCTTGGAGCGCTTAGTGGTCCGGTCGGAGCAGCAGCAAAAACTGTTGGTAGTGCAATCAATAGTGCGCTTGGCGGTGTTCCGGCAATTATCGGTGAGATGTTATCGGCCCTTGGCCATATTCCGAGTTCTCTTGGGCTTGCCTCTGTAGCAGCGCTTGCATTTGCACCCGCAATGAAAACAGCAGCAGATGCAGTATTTTTGGCTGGCAAGAAATTCGGAGAAACAAAGTTTGGAGAAAATATTAAGCTGACACTTGACAGACAAACAAATATATTTGAATCTATTATCAATAAGGCTTCAGAGATGAATATCGCACTTGATGCGTCTAAATCTGGACTTGATGCTATCGGCACTGCAGTTAAGACCCTACCTGCTTTGCCTGCAGCTGGACAGACGGCATTTCGCGGTGAATTCAGAAAAGGGAGAAGTGGCGCTTTTATTGGTGGTGGCGCAAGGGATATTCTTGCAAATCCAGATTATTTAATTGGCGCTACAGGCGTAATGGCACAGCGAACTAAAGATGCAGCTGAAACATCGCTTCGCTTTGCCGAGGGGTTAGGGCAGGCAGCCGGCGAAGCAAAGACTGTTGCTGATTATCTTGCAGAAGCAGTTAAAATTCAAAAAATAACTGAAACTCCAGCGAAAAGATTTGTTCGGCAAACAATAGAACTTGGTCGCGCAAAACTTGAAAACCAAAGAAGCGCTGAAATCGTAAGAGAACGCTCGACGATGCTTCTTGGTGGCAGTTATTCACTATCGCAGGTTCCCGCTCGCGGAGAATTATTTCCAGGCGGAAGAACGGAAACGGCTCAGCCGGCATACAGGGAAATGCTTAATAATGCCGCAAGGGTAAGTCAGTTACAACAGGAAATACTGGATCAGATGTCTAAGCAACAAGGCTTCGCGGCAACTATTGGACAACTAGAAAGAAGAACAATAAATGATAAAGGCCGTTCGCTATCAATTCAAGAGCAAGAGAATACTGAGCTTGAGAAATCTATACAAATTATACGCGAAAGAAATAAAGAGCTTCGTCAGCGCCCAATTGCGCAAATGACGCCAGAAGAAAGGGTTTCACAGGGGATTCTCGATCCCGGATCCCTTCGCGCACAACGTCGTCGTCGTGTTGAGATCGGGAGACTCGATCCCTTGGAGCGGTTTTATGCCGGATTCCAGCCCAGGAAACAGGCTGCTCGATCTGCAAGGGCTACATCTGAGGGCCTGATTGGTGGCGCCTTCCCGCTGCTCTTCGGGCAAGGGGTTGGGGCATCTGTTGGCGGCGGCCTTGGTGGCGCTCTGGGTGGCTTTGCTGGGGGCGGCCTGGGCTTTGGCTTGTCGCTGATTGGCACGGCAGTAGGTCAAGCAATTGATACTTTCATCAGTAACATAAAAGCGCTCGGCCAAAGCTTAAAAGACCCAACTGCCTCTCTTGAGGCAATGAAAACAGCTGGACTGGCTGTTAGTGATTCACTTGAATACAACGTAAAGAAACTGCAGGATGCGGGCAAAGCCTATGAGGCGCAAGGCCTTGTTTTCGCTGAGCTCAAAAAACAGCTTGGGCCAGATGCGGTCAAACAGGTTCAGGCTTTAACCGCAGAGCAAAAGCAGCTAGATCAGGAGTGGCAGCAACTGACCTCTACTCTTACCTCGAAGCTCTTGCCAATAGCGACCGGCTTTATAGCTGTTGTCAATGACATTGCCAATGCGATAAAAGTCGTTGCATCAATAAAGCTTCCACCCTGGGTGCAAGAAACAATTGATATTGGAATTCCTGGGATGAAATCCGTAAAAAATATTGCTGGTGTGTTTGCGGCCAGAGGCAAGAGTGAAGCAGCTAAGCAATCAGGTGCCCCAGGATTGACGCAAGAAGGGATTGTTGCTCAAGGGTCGGCTGCCGGAGCTACAGATGAGCTAAGGGCGCAAGTTCAGCTCGCAAGCCAGCAGCTTACTCTTGCCGGCATGACAGCAGAAAAAGATGGCGCAAGATACGCAAGCCTTGCAAGGGCAGTAGCAATTCAGGAATATGAGAACAAGTTGCTTGAAATTAAAAATAGCTGGATTGGCCAGGTTTTTGACAAAGAGAAATATTTACTGCAGATACGCGCTGCGCAACTTGAGCGCTCTATGAAAATTAAAAATATAAATCTTGAGATGATAAATGCACAGGCAAAGCAAGGTGAGGACGCAGAGAATAAGCGCATAGAAGCCCTTAAGACCATTAACTCGCTCTACGTTGAATTAAATAATTTATCCTTAGAAAAGCAGGACCTTGAAAACGAAATAACCGGATTTCTAGATGGAGAAACGGCCAAGCTAGAAAGACAGTTAAAACTTATGGATGACACCCTTAAATACAAAGAAGCAAATTTATTATTTGAGGCACAGACTGCACTTCAGGGTGCAAAAACAGCAGAGGAACAAAGGCTGTTGAATGAAATATACTCTAAACGCATGAATATACTTCAAAGGCAAGAATCACTTGAAGCCGAAAGAGTGCGCAGAAGGCTCAAGGAAGTAGAACTCGAAAAACAGCTTGCTGTTTACGCACGAGCCGATGAAACAGCCAGTCTTCGTCGCTCGCTTCGAGAGCAGCAAGCAAAAACCGCAATTGGCATATCTTCATTTTTCGCCATGCCAGGCGAAACAGATGCTGCAAATTTAGCTCTTGAACAAAGGACGCGAAGAGCTGAAGGTGAGCTTGAAATAATGGGTAAAATACGGGATATTACTGCAGAGATAAATTCTGGCTCCCTCAACAAGGAGGCACTTGCGACAAAACAACTTGACTTGCAAGCGCAACAGCAAAAACTTGGTGCTCTTTACGAGGAGCTGACCGTTCTTGAGCAGCTTGAAAATCAACAGCTTAAGTTACAAAAGTTTTTTGCTAGCTATGGTCAGCTGATTACTGGAATTAGCGATCAAATTGCCAATAGCGTTACGTTTGGAATTTCAGAAATAACCGCTGGCACCAAGACTGCTCAGCAGGTATTCGCGGATTTTCTAAATGGCGTTGCAAATATACTGATGCAAGCGGCTCAGCAAATGATTGCTACTTACATATCAATTGGCATTGCGAAGATGTTTGCGGGGATGGGATCTCCCATGAATTTCTCGCAAGCGCCCAGCGTCGACACTTTTGGCGCTATGAATCTTCCTGGCCTGGAGGGTGCTGGCGCTCTAGGGAATGGTCTCGGCCTTGGCAATGGAATTGGTGTTCCTGCCACTTTCGCCAACGGCGGCATGTTCACCAACAGCATCGTCAAGTCCCCCACGCTCTTCAAGTTTGCTGACGGAGCAGCCCTCAGAAGCGGCGTCATGGGTGAGGCGGGGCCAGAGGCTGTAATGCCTCTCACTCGCGCATCTGATGGCCGTCTGGGCGTCGATGCGAGCGGTCTAGACAGTGCTGGCAACAAGGTCGAAGTTGGGCAGATCAACATCACCGTCGAGAACAAGGGCGATCAGCTCAGCCCCGCTGCACAGAAACAAATTGCTGGGCAAGTGCGCGGTATTGTGCTAGCAACACTCGTTGACCAAAAACGCGGCGGAGGCGTTCTGCGATGAGTTTTTTAACCTTCAACGATCTTCGCCTGACGTTTGACTCAAGCGTTAAACGCTCAAAGCGCTATCAACGAGCAACTTTTGGCGACGGATACAGTCAGATTCTTGGCGATGGCTTAAACGCTGAAAAAGAGACATGGAGTTGCACGACTCCGCCGATGGAAAGCTTTGAAGCTTTTTCTGTTGAAGCGGCGCTCAAGCTATATGCAGATGCGCCAATTACATGGACCCCGCCCGATGCAACAAAAACTTTTCAGTCGCAATTTACAGCGGGTAGCTTGACACTCGGCTACACAAATCTTCAGTCGCTTTCCTTGTTTGGCTATACGCGCCCTACAAATTACACGGCAAATCTTGTTACTGGTGTACTAACAAGTGTTACAATTGCAAATGGTACAATTGTTCGTATTACTATCACTGAAAACCCAAAACAGTTTCTGTTGCGCGATGGCTGGCAACTGAACTATATTGCTCCAGAGGTCTATCAACTGTCCTTTGAGCTTGAGCGTATTTACACATGACGCAACAGCCGCCCAATGCCGAAACTCTTAAATCGCGTGTAGCGACTGCAGTCGATCTTTACACGCTTGATATTACAGTTTTGCTTGCGCCAGGCAGTACAGAGCAAGCTGTTTATCGCTTTTGCAACTGGAGTCAAGTCAACGGCAGCGACGTGGCCTATCGAGGCAACACCTACACCGCCCTGCCGCTTGAGGCTTCAGGCTTTGAGCGCAACACCAGCGGTCAACTGGAGCGCCCCAACATCACCTTCGCCAATGTCGGCCTTGCCATCACCGGGCTGACCAACACCTACGAAGACCTTGTGGGCGCAACTGTCAGCCGTATCCGCACGCTGACGACTTACCTCGATGGCGAACCCGGCGCCGACCCTGACGCCTACTGGGGGCCTGACGAATGGATCGTTGAGCAAAAGAGCAGCGAAAATAAGCTGGCAGTAACGTTTCAACTTGCAGTTGCTTTTGATCTAGAAGGGCGTTCACTTCCCGCTCGACGCATGTTGCGCGAGCAGTGTCAGTGGATTTACAAGAGCAATATCGGCTGCCACTATGACGGCACTGCTGGCTATTACGACATCAATGACAATGTTGTTGGATCGTCTGCACAAGATGTATGCGGCAAGCGCCTTGACAGCTGCAAGCTGCGTTTCGGCGCCAGCAGCCGACTGCCATTCGGCGGCTTTCCTGGTCTTGTAGACAAATCAGGCTGATGCTCTCCTTCTACGCCAACCCGCTAAGTCAACAGCAAATCGCTGCAATCCGTGCTGCAGCCGAAGCTGCCTATCCCGCCGAAGCCTGCGGTTTTGTGCTGGGCTCAGGCGAAATTGTCACCTGCACAAACACCGCGACGCAACCCGACACGTTCGTGATCAGCGCCGCCGAGACGGCCCTGTACCTCGACGATGCCCTGTGCAGCTGGCACTCTCACGCCAAGTTTCCGCAACTCTCCGAGGCCGATATTCGCGCCTGCAAGGCACTGAACCTGCCCTATGCCGTGTGGGACTGCTCCAGCGCCCTGCTGTTCTGGCTCGACCCGGCGCAGGATGCTGGCCTGATCGGCCGTCCCTGGGCCTATGGCGTCCATGACTGCTACTCGGCTGTGCGTGATTGGTACTGGCAGCAGCACGCCTACGCCATGGGCGACTATACCCGGCAGTACGAAGGCGAATGGAACACACGCGGTTTCACGCATTTTGAAGACAACTTCGCCGCTGAAGGCTTTATCAGATTGCCCAACACCGTAGAGCTGCAACGCGGC